TTGATTGACAAATGCAGTTGTAATAGTCGTTGACATTACAATCTCCTTGCTATTTTAAATTGAAAGTTTTTCGCGTCTGATTATCCCGAAGGGTCGGACTTACCGTTTAGGCCGGTCATTCCACTTGGCACACAAGTTTGCTGTCGTAGGGCTTTCGCTTGTCTACTATACAGAGCTAATTAAGCGTCAATTAACTCTTGTAATCCTAATACGCGGTCAACATAGGCTCTGTGTTCCGGATGGTACTGATCCCAATAAGGGGATTCACGATCCAAAACAATTTCCTCTCGTTCCCGCGATGCTTGATCTGGTGTTTTAATTAGAGAAGTTTGTTCTCCAACTAACGTATCCTCGCTCATATTATCTGCGAGTTTTTCAAACATCATAATAATTTCTGGCACATCACCGAGAACCCGGCCATCTGCTAAAACTGTATCTTCAAATAAAGGAATAACTTCTTGTCGAACAGTTTTTCCATTGTCATCGAGGACTTCACGCACTTCGGTTGGCAGTTCTGAAAAAGCAGCACTCCTGGCGCGGTTCATTTTTTGTTCAAAAGCTGCACCCCATTCCGTTTCCAGAACTTGCAATCCCTCATTTCGTGCAGCTTCGGCATTTGAATTGTATTCGGTTTCACCTTCCTGGCTTGAGGTTGCCAGGTATTCTACCATTTTATCAGCCTGTCTTCCGGTTAATCCGGCATCATAAGCCTGTTTTTGAAACGCTGTTAGCGCTTCGGGTGCAAAGAAATCTTTGTTTTTAAAATCATAAGCTTCCGGTGTTTCCGGTGCGCCAAGTTTCGTATAGACTGAGCGCCATTCTTCCGGAGTTGAACCGCCTCTTGGTATTGCTATTTTATCAGCGCCAATCATTCTTTGCGCATGAACGTAGCTTTTTGCCAAAGAAGCCGGGTCCGTAAAATTTTTTAAACTTGGTTCGGATCTTAAATCTTCGGGCAGTGAATCAATAAATGTAACTGGTGCAGCTTCGGCTGCGCCTTGAGATCCGGCATCGGCCTGGATTGCCTCTTCACTCATTTGTTTGGTTCCTTTCGGGTTCCTTTTCTTCGGTCATCATCCTGGTGATTGTAAGTAGAACGCTGCGTTGACCTTCCAGAAAAGCTGATTGATGTGCATCACCAGGAACAAAAGTCGTCGCGTTAAAATGAAATCTCTTTCCCATATCGGCCATAACAGCCTGGCCATCGTCAGACGCAAAAGTGCGCCTATAAGCTAACTTTAATTCTTCAAGTTGTTTCATTAACTAACAGCCTTAACCATTGGCGCTGCTTTTTGCAGTTGTTCCGCTTCAAGCATAGCTTGCTGTTGTTCGGCCTGGGCCTGGGCTTGTTCGGCTTGCTGTTGCCTTAACTGCGCCACTTCTTCATCCGAAGCTAAAACCGTAGCCGGGATACCGGAAGAGGTTGCAACATACTTAATAAGTCTGTCTTTATCTAAATAATCCGCTACCGGAGCTATTTCTCCAAGCTGCATCATAACTTCTATTCCCCGCATAAGTGACTGTAGATCCGTCATTTTCTGCGCTTTAGCCAAAGGACTTACATATTCTATATCTATATCCTGGCCACTTAAAAGCTCCGGAGCCGGAGGGAGGAGGCGACTCCGGAGCAACAACGCAAAGGACCTAGAGATAAGAGGTTGAAGCAATTCTGCCTGGAGTCTGCCGAGTACAGGTCCAAGTAGCCTCATTTTTTCTTCGTTGCGCTGTAACACTTCTGTTGCTGTCATATTAGAACCTTGCCCTAATATCAGTTGGTCAACATAAAAAGCCTGGCGAATAGCGCCCCTGCGCTGCTCTTCCATTTGAAAACTTAAAGGATTGTTTGCGCCTGTCTGTAAAGGCTCAAGGCGATCCCTCGTTCCCGATCTATAAAAGTTTAAAGCCCCTGGAGTTGTCCGAACCGGAGCAACGAAGCCATCATCCGGGACCATCAATGGGGGATCAATTTGTTTTTGTGCAGCAATAATGCCAACTTTTGCCATTTTGTTTAGCATTTTTACATCTGGCAACGCGGTCATTGCCGGTGCGCGACCATAAGTTGACACAGAGTCTTTTACAAAACGCGGAACCATCATAGGAAATTCATCAAACCCGCTTTCGCTGAGTAACATTTTTGTTTCAGCGCAATAATAAATAGATGCCACCGGCTTGTTTTGTGATTTATTGCTTGCTTTTTTTGTTGTTTCTCCTCGCGGAAACAGCGCATGAACAATCGGATGTTCGCTATATGGATCTTCCGTAAGCGCTTTTTCTATTTTTTCTGGTAAATTCTTTTCGCCAAAGCGTTGCCCGATAGCCCTGGCTGTTAAATCAAACTTACGATAGACCGTATCAACCCGGCCATTATAATCTTCGGATAGATATATTTCTGCTATACTTCGTGTTGAAAACCGCAAAGTTTGCGTTTCATCAAGCTCAACAAAGATTGCAGCCGTTCCAAAAACGCAGAGATCAAAATATAATTCATGTATTTCCTGTTGAAAATTTGAGCGTTGAAAGGCCTCGTACATTTGTTCTGTTGACGATTCAAGCCATTCTTTTGCTTCATCGTTTTGGTTTAACTCCGGATTGCGATACCGCATTTGAAACCAGGGGGCCGATGGCGAGGTCAGCATCCCATGCAAGGATGCAGCCAGTAATTCCACAGCATGAATAGCCGTTGCATCAAAAATTAATTCTGTTCGTTTATCCCCTTGCGTTCTTCTTTTTGTTATGTCCGCTTTGCGAGGAAGCATATAATCCGCTAGTTCTTGCCAATGCTTTTCCCAATTTGATCGTTGGTCATGCAAGGTTCCAAAACGCTGATCTAACTCTTCGACCATAGGATTTTTTTCAATAGCCATTGCGTTTCCTATTCATTGCAGATGGAGCCTTTATTCCCGCGACTGCGCGCCCTTGGGAGCGCCCGGCCATCTTTTGCATCAATCTTTCCAAAGGATCCACTGTACCCATTTTTTTATTCTTAGAGGGTTGCGGGCTTTTCTTTCCCATTTTTCCGGCTAGGTTCATCGGATCATACCGCCCATTAAGGATCGAGTGGGCCGGGTTGGAGCGCTTGCCAGTAATCCCTGGGATGAAGTTGCTATAGTTGATCTTCGTCCTTGCCGGTAGCTATCTATGGCTTCATCTTCTTCTTCACTTTCACTTATAACTTCGGCTATATCCGCTTCGGCTGCACCACCGGCTGCGCTGCCTGTAAAGCTATCATTATCCACACCACCGGCTGTAAACCCGGCATCACCACTTACACCACTTGCCACCGCTTCATAACTGCCTGTAGCTGCTGCTGCTTGTTCGGCTCCAGATGTATCGGCTGCGGATGCAATTGCTGTTATTTGTTCTTGTTGTTCGTCTGTTAATTCAGATCCATCACTTGTATTTCCACCCGCATCAACCGTTGTAACCGTTGTATCGGCTGCTTCTTCCACTTCTGTCAGTGTGTCGGCTACAGAACCAATACCATCATCAGCATCTAAATCTTCTGTAGAAAGGCTTGTATCATCTTCAACGGCCACCTCTGCATCAGCCGTTTCTTGATCCCTGGCAGCGTTAAGCGCCTTGTTAAACTCTGTAACACGATTTGCAACCGTCATACGATTTCCAGACGGTCCTCTATCGGGAAGATCTATACCAAGTCGTTCTGCATCGGCCTTTGCATCATTCGATATATCAGCCCGAAATTCGCCATCTCTTCTGCGTTTTGTTACATACGCACCGCCAGATGCTTCCCCGGTTGCTTTTCTTTTGTCTTTGTTTTCTTCTGTTTTATCTCTGCCTTGTGTTTTTTCACCTACATTGTTGTAACTTTTTGAACGCATTGCGTCCTGGCGCGCAGCCGTAGGGTTCTGAACCTTATATCCAAATATACTAACCATGCCCTATCCTTTTTTATTCTTATTGCGCTTTGAAATATTGCGTGATTTGCTACGCGCATCGGCCTTACTGCTTGCGCCCCAATCATTAAGGGATTCAAGGAGAGGTGTTTTCTTACCATTTTTTCGTTCCGGACCAGGCATATTGCCCATTCGTGCCAGGAAACTCGCGCGTCTTGGATTATCCCCGGCTTTTACTGGCGCGCCCATGTTATCTTTTCTTCGCTGTTTTGGCCGAGTCGCGAAACGCTTTGGCCGTTGGAGCGCCCTTGGATCCAGGTTTTCTCATTTTTTCTCCACTGCCGGCTGCTATTCTTTTTTTCTTCGCATGAAGATTTGCATACAAACCAGGTTTCTTAGCCATTATGTATCCTTTTTCTTTTTTACTTTGCCCGACAGGTATTTTGGCGCTGTTTTCTTTTTTGTTTTCTTTTTAGGCTGCGAAGGGGTTGTAGTCTGCGATTGATTTTTGTTGGGATGGCCTTGAGAAATTCCGCGTTTCACGCAAACCCACCGCCAAATACCGAAAGGCATCGCTGCAATGCGACGACCAATCGTGGACAGGGCTTGCCCGAAAGCTTCTATTCTTTTCATTATAGGCGCGGTGATACTGTCTAAGAGCTTCCAAGCCATGTTTTGTGTTCTCCCGATCAAAATAACAGCGCGGTATCAACATCTGCGCTGCGTGGATTCCATCCTCAAGAGGAAGCTTTGGAACCACCCTAAAATTTAATCCGAGATCCCAGGCCACTTCCCGGCGCGATTTTCCACTGCCAAGCTCCCGAACCATAATATCATGGGGCGCATAATGATCCCCATAAAAATAATTCTTAGAAGATAAGATTTGGCAGTAATGCGGTAAACCTTCGTTCCTCGCTTCATAATAATCTATAACATGAATAGCCCGGCCCACCGTTTGGGTAAACCAAATCGCACTGCTGTCTCCAATTCCTAAATCCCAAAACGTATCCACCTTCGCAGACGGATCATAAGGCACATTGCATATGCGCCCTTCATCAAGAGCATCTTGCATTTCTTTTCCAAAGATAGATCCCGGAACATTCGCCACCCAGGAACACTGAAACTCCTGTTCATACTGGTCTGCCGTCATCATTGCCCTGGCAGCTTCTAATTCTTCGTTGTCAACAATTCCTGTTTCGCTGGCCTTATAAGTTACAGCCAACCAGGCATCGTCATTCACAGCCCGCTCATAAGCCTCATAGAACGCATTGTGACCCCTTGGAGTCCCAATCAATATGCCCCAACCCTTACGGTCACTCAGCGCGGGCCGTATGATCTCTGGAAGCACAGACTCAGGCATGTCTGCATATTCATCCATAACCACCCCATCAAGAAAAATTCCACGGATGGAATCAGGCCGTTCTGCACCAAGAAGCATAATCCTGGCCCCAT